TCAGTCCTGTCCCATCATCATTTTGTAATGCTGCTCCTGATGCAGTGACTCAAAGATAAGTTTGAAGACCGTTTTATATTGCTCGGCATCGACGCAGTCCTCAACATAGTTAAGTCCGTCGCTGATACCAGTCGGGTTGTTGATATAGGAGAGCATTGACGCTGCCAGATGGTATCGGGAGTAATCCGGCTGCTCACCCTCAACCTGAACGACGAATTTGTCTTTGTTATCTTCCAGAACGATTTTGCGGATATCCGTGCCCTCATAGCCGCATAGCTGCAGGAAGTAATACTCTAAAATTCTGCGGACGACATTGAGGACGGTTATGGGTGAATCCACTTCACGCAGCTCGCCCCACAGAGCCGCATAGGAGTTCTGCACCGGGTTATAGTTTTCTTTCTCGGTCGGCACCTTGCTGCTCTGACGCTCGCACAGAGTAACGCTTGATACGTTATCAGTCTTTCGAATAATAAAGAACGAAACACTCTGATAGCGGCCTACCTGATGGTAGGTTATCTCTCTGTGAAAGTAGACATTATGTGTGAGAATGAAAATCTGTTTGATATAGTCGCCTTCAACCTTGTGGTCTAAGTAGTTCGTATTGTTATAACAGACCTCGACCATTTCGCGGACGAGGGCGCTGACGATAAACAAAGCACCGCTGTCCATGCTGGAGACGGGGTCGTCAATAACGACGATCTTATCTTTTGTCGCATCACTGGTATGGCTGCCACGCACAAGGTGATAGAAGTATAAGAACGCGATGAAATTACGCTCGCCTTCACTGAGCTTTTCCGCCACACTGCCGTCGGGACGGATAACTTCGTATGTGTTCGGCACACCGGCTTTCTCACGTAGACTGAAGCCCTGAAATCCTGAATCGTGGAGCAGCGCATTGATGCCATCAATAGCGGCTTTTGTGTTAACCACCTGTTTATTCAGATCAGACATTTCAGCGGCAAGTGCTCGACCTTCTGTCAGCATCGCCTTTGCCTTCTTATTCAGGTCATCGATTTCAGCCTGCAGTGCAGCAATGCCTGTGGTATAGCTCGCAACATCGTCCTTGAGCAGGAAAGCAAGGTGCTCCCATACACTGTCAACGCACTCTGTCTGTTTCGTTTGCTTTGCGTTGACTACATCGTTGTTGGCTTTTATTGCCTTGTTTATATCGTCGATAAGCCCGCCGATTTCAATCAGAATTGTATCTGTATCTTCGAGAGCCGCAATTGTTGTGGGCTCTTTTATTTTTGCCGCAATACGCTGGAGATTTATTGTGATGCTACTTTCTAACAAAGCGAGCTTCGCCTTGTAGTCGGATAAATCCAGCGCCGGAAGCGTATCCGACATATTGGCGTTGAGACGATCCAGAATAGCTTGCATTTCGCTTTCATAGACCTGTTGGAATTTTGCGATGTCACTTACGTCCTGCTGATACTGCGCGTCGAAGCAAGCAGATATCTCTTTCTCAAAGTTCGCGGGGAGCTTCTGCTGGCAGTATGGGCATTTTCCGTCTGTCTGCCCGGCGTAATGGCTGTGTCCCTGACGCACCCAATCCGTCGCCTGAAGTGCTTTGATGAAGCTCGCGAAGGGAGTCTCGCTGCTGCTTACAACGGTCTTTCCCATGAGCTCTCTGCCGGGGAGCTTTCCATAGGTAACAGCGCCCGCTTTAGAAAACTCTCTGTATGTACGAGAATCAGCGGAGAAAGCTATATCATACAGGGTTTGCAGAGCAGTCATATCATGTTCGACAGGCTTCTTAATCGTCAAGACGTGCTCGGCTAACGCCTCTTTGCGCTTCTTACCTTTGAAGGCTGCGTCGAAACGGTCGCGCAGAGCTTTAGAAGTATCCCAACAGGTGCCTTGAAAGCGTGTAAGCACGGATGTTTTAGCTTCAGTTTTCTTCCCAACGGTATCTGTGGCTTCTCTATAGTCTCGGCCTAGTTCATCTTTTCGGGCGCTCTTCACTGCGACCTGATTCTGGACTTCGATATTCGCTTCGCAGACCGTAAAGACGCCGGACAAATTGCCATAGTTTTGAAAGTTGCTGGAGATAAAGTCCTGATCGTAAACGAGGACATCATAATCGGCATCCGTTTTACCTTGCTGCCATTGGAGGCTGTCATTATCTTTTATTGCCTGTGCTATGGTTGTTTTTCCGGCTCCGTTTCTGCCATAAAAGAAGTTAATAAAAGTCGGTGTAACAACGTCACCACTGAACGTGGCGGCGTTGAGTGTTATCTTTTCTACTGCTGATGGCATTTTTGTCTTCATCGATTTTCTCCTTCCACCACGATGGTTTACAGAGTGACTTGTCGTCACTTTTTTATTTGTCGATTTTTCCGTTTCTGACCCACTCGTCTATTTCTGAGATTTTGAACTTGTATCTTTTTCCCGCTCGATACACCGGGAGCTTTCCTTCCCTAATCCAAGTACGAACAGTGTCTTGGCTGACACTGAGATAATCAGCTACGTCTTCCAAGTTAACCCACTTTTCTACTTGCATATTTTCATATTCTGTACTCATCGTTTTACCTCCGTAACTTATTCTTCTATGAGTGTGTCATAGCGTCCATTATGAAAGTGTAAAAACGCTAATGCCTGCATCTCGTAGCGCCTCTACCAAATTAATCCTTTTTATAGCCCAATGAGTCCGATTAAGCTCATTGAATGAACAAGCGCGTCCGAGATCTAATTCGACGGCGATTTCATTGAGCCGTTGTTGCGGAATCCTGTTCAACACATTGAAGTAAACCTTGATACCGTTATCTTGGATTTTTACGTCTGTCACAAAGCCGTACAGCGCGAAATGCGCACAATCAGTTCTTCCGTATTCGTGGTTCTCGCTTGTAAACAGCGCAGGAAAAGCCCGTATTTTTTCTATAGCCTCCGGGGTTAACGCTGCCAATTCATCCTTTACTTCCTTTGATGTGCTTTCGGTCAAGGCACGGTCTTTCGGAACAAGGAAGTGGTCGCTGTTGTAGGGCTCGTCGCCGATAACGAAGAGATTATAATAATCGTAGTTGAAGCTCTGCTGTACGCCCGCCAGCAAACCGCTATTTAGAGCCTGTGCGCCGGGCATCATAAACAGGTTTACTCGTTGTTCGACTCTCTCTGCCTGTGCAATAAGGGTGTTGCCGTCGCCCGGAAGATTTATGGTAGTCGGTGCATTTGTCGCAGGAAGCACAGGCGGGATAACGGGCTGTAGTTTATCACTCATCCTTCCTGCCCCCATTCTCAATGATTATGGTATCTACTTTGTTAATGAAGCTGTTATTGTTGCCATTGACATTGAATGTAAAAAAGGTCGGATTGTTGTTGACTACCGACTGCGCTGGGCTGGTATTGGGAGCGGCTTTAGCCTGTGCTTCAGGGCCAGCATCTTCAACAATATCCTCATCTATGATTTCGGTATCTACTGTTGGGTGGCTTTGCGTTGAGTAGGTAATACAGATTGTTCTCGTTATTGTCTCACCCAATGTATAGGTATAAGCTCTCTCGCTACCGCCGGTAGCGGGGCACCAAAGATCATATGTATCTTTTCCGACCCGGTTGTCCGCTCGATTTAGAAGTACAAAGTGCCATAAGCCAAGTAAAAGCGGCTGTAAGCAAAAGGTTGACGCAGCAAGTATAGCGGACTTCGTTGTGGCTACTCCGTCTTCACGTGCATAAATCTCCTGCTCGCCATCAATGGAATCGTCTTCGTCGAGAAGTTCGAGAAGGGCTTTCACAAGCCAGTAATCCTTTCTTGTGCTGGAGCCAAAATCGATGAAGTCTTCCGAGAAGCCACACATCAGTGAAAGAGCTGAAGCGTAATCTGTCCGAACCCGATTGTCGAAACTTTGCATTGTCACCTTATCACCAAACGGCATATAAGTACCACCGTTGTTTTGACAAGATTTATATCTCGATGTGTTTCCTTTAAATGTGGTCATCATAGAGGCGTCCGGCATGGAATAATCCGGGACGGCAATCTTGATGAGCGCAGTCAGTGTCTGTGGATCAGATAGTCCATCTACCTCACCCATATAATGCTCTCTGACTCCTTTGCGAGGCTTTCGGGCCTGCAGGAGCAAAGTGAAAAATGTTCCTCCGCAGAGTCTCTGCTTTACTTTATTTGTCATTGATTGTCCCTCGCAAAATCGCAACGCTAACATCACTAACAACCATAGCGCAGCAACGTTGCTAACGATTGGATGCCCTTGTGAGTAATCGCAGGGGCATTTTTTGTTGCTCCGATGTATGGCAAAAGCGGTGCAAACTGCGGCTTCCGCAATCCCCACCAAACCATACTAAACCATTATATCACACGATAACGCAAAATACAATGACGTAACCGTGAATTTTGTAGTTTGCACCAGATTTCCTCCCTGCGATTGCTCACGCAATTCAAATCACAGGAGGAAACCAAATGACAAGCCAAGACAATCAACGCAAAGTCTACATCCGCAGTACTAAACAGTGGGTACCCGTTACCGAAGAAGTTTACCTCGAATACTACCGCCCGATATGGCGCTTACAAAAGGAAGCGCAGAAAAATGGGCAGTGTATGTGCCCTAAGTCAAAGCTCTGGCTCTGCGACGGCGACTGTGCCATGTGCGAATATCACGCCGCTGGAAACACCACCTCGCTTGACGCCCCGATAGAAAACGGCGATGGTGAGGAGTTTTCCCTTGTCGATACCCTTGAGGACCCGAACGCCGCCTTTGCCGATGTTATTGTGGACAGGCTGTTGCTCGAAAAGCTCCTTGACGAGCTGGCGGAGAAAGATCTCGAAGGTAAGCGCATCTGCGAGCTTATTATGGAGGGTAGCTCAAAAGCCGAAATCGCCGATACCCTCCAGCGCGAGTTCGGCGGCAACTGGTATAAGTCGAAAGCGGTTTACCGCGAGAAGCAGGTGCTCGACCGGCTCCATAAACGCATCTTAGATCTCATGTAATCACACGGTTTTGCCCTTCATCAGAGAAATCTGGTGGAGGGCAAAATTATTTTTCTGTTTTTTTGTACGATGAGCTTCTTTTTTTCCAGTGGGTAGTGAGGACAGGGAAAAACGAAAAGTCCCCAGATTGGAGGAAGCCCGAATGAACGACAAGAGACAAATGACCGACGCCGACGAGGAACTGATCGACACTTTGCTTGCGATCAGCGTCGTGTCAAAACGGCTGGCGAGAAATCTCTCAATCCTCGCAGCCCAGAGTAAAGCAACGGAAGGAGGAAAAACAGATGAGCAAAATGAGCGAGATGTCCGCGACCATCGAAGAGCTGCGCAAGTGTGCTGCTGCTATCAGCGACGCGGCTAATTGGCTGGCGGAGCAGTTCAACGGCAATGAGCCAGAGCCGGAAGACGCGCCTGTCGCGCCGGTACTGACGCTGGAAGCGGTCAGAGCCGTTCTTGCGGAAAAGTCCCGTGCGGGCTATACCGCTCAGATTCGCTCTCTGCTCCAGAAGTACGGTGCCGACAAGCTGTCGGGTATTGACCCCGCCAACTACAAGGCGCTGCTTGCAGATGTGGAGGGACTCGACGATGCCACCTAAAGGACACGCACTCCTCTCCGCCTCCAGTTCCGACCGTTGGCTGCACTGCCCGCCCTCCGCTCGGCTCTGTGAGAGCTACGACGACAAGGGCAGTGATTACGCCGCCGAAGGCACCGACGCTCATGCGCTCTGCGAGTACAAGCTCCGTCAGGCGCTGGGCATGGAGGCGACCGACCCGACCGAAAACCTTACATGGTTCAACGAGGAAATGAGCGACTGCGCCACCGGTTATGCCGCCTATGTGCTCGAACAGGTGGAAGCGGCAAAACAGACCTGCGCCGATCCTGTTGTTCTCATCGAGCAGCGGGTGGACTTCTCCCGCTGGGTAGAGTCCGGCTTCGGCACCGCCGACTGCATCCTCATCGCGGACGGCACCTTGCAAATCATCGACTACAAGCATGGTCTGGGCGTTCTGGTGAGTGCCGATGGAAACCCGCAGATGCAGTGCTACGCGCTCGGTGCTCTGGAACTGTTCGACGCAATCTACGACATCGACTCCGTTCGTATGACCATCTATCAGCCGCGCCGCGAGAACGTCAGTACCTATGAGCTCTCGAAGGATGAGCTCTATCGCTGGGCGGATGAAGTGCTCAAGCCCACAGCCGACCTTGCTTTCGCCGGTGACGGAAATTTCCTCTGCGGCGAATGGTGCGGCTTTTGCAAGGCGAAGCACGACTGCCGCGCCAGAGCCAATGCCAACATGGAGCTCGCCCGTTACGACTTCAAGCTGCCGCCGCTCTTGACGGATGAGGAAGTCGAAGAAATCCTCGCTCGCGCTGACGACCTTGTTTCGTGGGCGTCAGACATCAAGGAATATGCGCTCCAACAGGCAATCAGCGGTAAGGAATGGCACGGCTGGAAGCTGGTCGAAGGACGCTCCAACCGCAGGTACACAAACGAAACAGCGGTCGCCGGTGCAGTTACCGACGCTGGCTTTGACCCTTATGAGCACAAGGTGCTCGGCGTCACCGCCATGCAGAAGCTGCTCGGCAAATCCCGCTTTGACGAAATTCTCGCGGCTTACATCGAAAAGCCTCAGGGCAAACCCACACTCGTGCCGGAGAGCGACAAGCGTCCGGCAATAAATACAGCCAAAAATGATTTTATGGAGGAAAACGATTATGAATAACAACACTACGAAGGTCAACAACCCGATGAAGGTCATCACTGGTCCCGACACCCGCTGGTCTTACGCCAATGTCTGGGAGGCAAAAAGCATCAACGGCGGTACGCCGAAGTTCTCCGTCAGCCTCATCATTCCCAAGTCCGACACCAAGACGGTCGCAAAGGTCAAGGCTGCTATCGAGGCGGCTTACCACGAGGGCGAAGCGAAGCTCAAGGGCAACGGCAAGTCTGTGCCTCCGCTGGCGGCGCTCAAGACTCCGCTGCGCGACGGCGACACCGAGCGTCCCGACGACGACGCTTACGCCAACGCTTACTTCATCAACGCCAATGCGACCACGGCTCCCGGCATTGTGGACGCTGACCGCGAGCCGATTCTGACCCGCTCCGAGGTTTACTCCGGCGTGTACGGTCGCGCCAGCATCAGCTTCTACGCCTTTAATTCCAACGGGAACAAGGGCATCGCCTGCGGACTTAACAACCTTCAGAAGCTCCGCGACGGTGAGCCTCTCGGCGGCAAGGCGTCTGCTGAGTCTGATTTCGCAACGGACGATGACGATGAGTTCCTGAACTGAGGTGACTGACATGACGAACATGGAATCAATGATGCTCGCAGTCTGCTTCGGCTCCGTGGTGGGCTACACCATCAGCAACCTTGTCATCATCATTAAGTTCGCAGTTGACGAACACAAGGCAAAGAAGCGCAGAAAAGCGGAGTCGGCAGATACCCAGACTTCTGACAACTAATGTGACGGCGGGCGGCGGCGATAGCATCAAAGCCGCCTTTGCCGTATTGGAGGCATATATGAAATCACTCAGTATAGATATTGAGACTTTTTCCAGTGTCAACCTTGCCAAGTCTGGCGTATACCGCTATGTCGAAGCGCCGAATTTTGAAGTGCTGCTTTTCGGCTACAGTGCAGACGGCGGCGAAGTGCAGGTTGTCGACCTTGCCTGCGGAGAAACGATTCCGGCTGATATTCTGGGCGCGCTCACGGATGAAGCTGTGACGAAATGGGCATTCAACGCCAGCTTTGAAAGGGTGTGTTTATCGCGGTATATCGGTTTGTCGACCGGCGAGTACCTCGACCCTGCTTCATGGCGCTGCTCAATGGTATGGGCGGCGACGATGGGCTTACCGCTTTCTCTTGAAGGCGTCGGCTCGGTGCTCAAGCTGGATAAACAGAAGCTCACCGAGGGCAAAGACCTCATCAAGTTCTTTTGCCAGCCCTGCACTCCAACAAAAGCCAATGGTCAGCGCACCCGCAATTACCCATATCATGCGCCGGATAAGTGGTCGTCGTTTAAGAAATACAATGTCCGCGATGTAGAAACGGAAATGTCCATTCAGACAAAGCTCGCAAAGTTTCCTGTGCCGGATAGCGTCTGGGACGAATATCACCTCGACCAAGAAATAAACGACCGAGGCGTGGCGCTGGATATGACGCTGGTGCAGGAGGCTATCGCCATTGACGGTCGCTCCCGCTCAGAATTGACCGCTGCCATGAAGAAGATGACTGAGCTCGACAATCCAAACTCCGTACAGCAGATGAAGCAGTGGCTTTCGGATAATGGCATGGAAACCGATACGCTCGGCAAAAAGGCTGTGGTGGAGCTTCTGAAAACAGCTCCGCCGGAGCTTGCCGATGTGCTTGCCCTCCGGCAGCAACTTGCAAAATCCTCGGTGAAAAAGTATCAGGCGATGGAGAACGCAGTCTGCGCCGACGGTCGTGCTCGTGGGATGTTTCAGTTTTATGGAGCCAACCGCACCGGGCGCTGGGCTGGTCGGCTTATACAAATGCAAAACCTACCTCAGAACCATTTGGAGGACTTGGCTGAAGCCCGCTCCCTCGTGCGCTGTGGCGACTTTGACGCGCTCGAAATGCTCTATGAGGATGTGCCGGACACGCTTTCGCAGCTTATCCGCACAGCGTTTGTGCCGAGAGCCGGTGCGAAGTTCATCGTTTCGGACTTCAGCGCCATCGAGGCCCGCGTGATCGCATGGCTTGCCGGTGAGCAGTGGCGGCAGGACGTTTTCGCCAAAGGCGGCGACATCTACTGTGCCTCGGCATCGCAGATGTTCAAGGTGCCTGTCGAGAAACATGGTATCAACGGTCATCTCCGGCAAAAAGGCAAGATCGCAGAATTGGCGCTTGGCTACGGCGGCAGCGTCGGGGCGCTCAAGGCAATGGGCGCACTCGACATGGGCTTGACCGAGGATGAACTACCTCCTCTGGTAGACGCATGGCGGCAGTCCAATCCCCACATCGTGAGATTCTGGTGGAACGTGGACAAAGCCGCAATGGAGGCAGTCCGCTACAAGCACACCAATTCGACGCACGGTATTACCTTCTCCTGCCAGAGCGGGATGCTGTTCATCACGCTTCCGTCCGGCAGACGGCTCGCTTATGTGAAGCCCCGCATAGGAGAAAACAAGTTCGGCGGTAGCTGTATCACCTACGAGGGCATCGGTGGCACGAAAAAGTGGGAGCGGCTGGACTCTTATGGTCCGAAGTTTGTGGAGAACATCGTTCAGGCAACTGCCCGCGACATCCTCTGCTACTCAATGCAGACGCTCCGCTGCTGCTCCATTATCATGCACATCCACGACGAGCTGGTCATTGAAGCTGATCCGCGTATGTCGCTTGACGCAGTCTGTGAGCAGATGGGCAGAACGCCACCGTGGGCAAAAGGGCTTCAACTTCGCGCCGACGGCTATGAGACGGATTTCTATAAAAAAGATTGAGGTTTTTTTGTACGATGGGCTTTCTTTTTTCCAGTGGGTATTAGAGATGGACAGGAAGCCCGTCGTGAAAGGAGTGTCCTAAATGAGTATAAACAAATTCAACAGTGAGGGGTATTACGATCCCACCGCTTACGAGGCAATGACCGTTGTTGAAAAAGAAGAACGCGCACTGCGGGCTTTCAGGCCTATCGTCTACATCTGCTCTCCGTTTTCGGGAAATGTGGACGGCAACATCGCAGCGGCGCAGCGCTACAGCCGGTTTGCTGTGGACAATGGGTACATACCCGTCGCACCGCATCTACTGTTTCCGCAGTTCCTCGATGACAATGACCCGAAAGAACGCCAGCTCGGATTGTTCTTCGGTAACGCCCTTATGAGCAAATGCGCCGAGGTCTGGGTGTTCGGCGGTACCATCTCAGCCGGTATGGAGGCTGAAATCAAACGCGCCAAGTGGAAGGACTACCGCTTGCGCTACTTTACTGAAAACTGCGAGGAGGTTTAATTATGTACGCTATTGAGGAAAAAGAGAGAGAAATAGGCGGTAAAACAATAACGACCTACAGCCGCGATATATACAGTGCCAATGTTCTGGAGGTCGAGGCCGGTACCAACGGCTATCAAGGCGGAGACTCAGGTCATGGAAGCCGTACCTACTTTCGCATTGAAAATGCCGGTGGAACGGATATTGAAGCCCATCTTATCGGGCCTTACGGTACTGATGGCATCGAGGTTACGCTTGGCGGAGACTGTGAACTTGATACTATCATCCAAGCGTTGAAGTTTATCGTCAAGGCGCTGGAGGATGGTGCGAAGGAGGTTGACGACTGATGTTCACCATATATCACTCCGATTTTATCGGTAATCCCGGAAACTGCTCCTATCCGCACAGAGCGGAAATAACCGATGCGGCCGCGCTTACTGCTGCGGTCAGTCGGGACTATGTATGCGCCGAGTACCGCAATAGTTATCGCAGCGGCGACAATTTCATCGGCAGCGACTGCCTGCCGGTGGACTGCGATAATGACCACTCTGAAAAACCCGATGAATGGATGCAGCCCGCTGACGTGGAAGCCGCATTCCCCGGCGTAGCGTTTGCTGTTCATTACAGTCGGTCACATATGCGGGAAAAGAACGGGAAGCCCGCTCGACCCAAGTTCCATGTCCTATTTCCCATCGACCGTATAACCGACGCTTCCTGCTACAGCGATATGAAGAAGCTGGTCAATGCCATCTTCCCATATTTCGACACGAGGGCGCTGGACGCTGCTCGGTTTTTCTTCGGTACCAGCTCGTCGCAGGTGGAGCTCCACGAAGGGCGCATCAATCTGACGGAGTTCTTGGAGGGCGACGATTTCGATGCGGACATGGCTGGTGGGTATCATGCGAGTCAGGTCATCCCCGAAGGCAGCCGTAACGCCACGCTCTCCCGTTTTGCCGGTCGCGTCATCAAGAAATATGGCGACAGCGATGAAGCGTATCAAGCATTCATGGAAGAAACCGCGAAATGCGATCCGCCGCTCCCTGACTTCGAGCTTTCTACCATCTGGCACAGCGCACAACGTTTCTTTGCAAAGGTGCAGCAGCAGGACGGCTATGTGCCGCCGGAAGCGTATAACGACCCGGTTTCCTATAAGCCCGGAGACTACTCTGATGTCGGACAAGCAGAGGTACTGGCAAAGCACTTCTCCGGCGAACTGCGCTATTCGCCCGCGACGCACTTTATCCGATACAACGAGCACTATTGGCAAGAAAGCGAGCCCGGTGCACAGGCCGTCGCGCACGAACTGACCCGTCGCCAGTTAGAAGAAGCCACGAAGGAGCTGCTCTCCGCAATGAAGCAACTGACGGAAAACGGCGGACAGACAATTCTCGAAGGCGCGTCCAAGAGCAAAGCTGAAAGCCTGATGAACGATGCACAGCTTGAAGCATACAGGGCTTTGCTTGCGGCAAAAGCATATCAGACTTTCGTTATCCGACGTCGCGACTCCAAAAACATCACCGCAACGCTGAAAGAGTCACACCCCATGCTTGAAATCTCGCCACGCGACCTTGATGCGGATTGTTTCCTGCTGTGTACGCCCGCCGCTACTTACGATCTTCGGAAAGGCATGGACGGCGCGAGAGAACATTCGCCGGAGGACTTCATTACGAAAATGACCTCCGTATCACCCAGCAACAAAGGCGCACAGCTCTGGCAGAACAGCCTGAACCTTATCTTCTGCGGCAATCAGGAGCTCATCGACTATGTGCAGATGATTTGCGGCCTTGCCGCCATCGGTAAAGTCTACGTGGAAGCCTTGATCATCGCATACGGCGGTGGTCGCAACGGTAAATCCACCTTCTGGAACGCAGTCTCACGGGTGCTCGGCCTCTACAGCGGCAACATCTCCGCAGACACGCTGACGGTCGGTTGCCGTAGAAATATCAAGCCGGAGATGGCTGAAGTCAAAGGCAAACGCCTGCTCATCGCTGCCGAGATGCAGGAGGGTGCTCGGCTCAACGATTCCACCGTCAAGCAGCTCTGCTCCACCGATGATGTGTTCGCAGAGAAAAAGTATAAAGACCCCTTCAGCTTCACGCCTTGCCATACGCTGGTGCTCTACACGAACCATCTCCCGAAGGTCAGCGCCTCCGATGACGGTATCTGGCGCAGGCTGATTGTCATACCCTTCGATGCCAAGATTGAAGGCAACAGCGACATCAAAAACTATGGTGAGTACCTTTACCAAAACGCTGGTGAAAGCATTCTGGCGTGGGTCATTGAGGGTGCCAAGAAGGTCATTGCGCTTGACTACAAAATTCCCGTGCCGGAATGTGTGCAGAAAGCTATCGCGGAGTACCGTGCGCAAAATGACTGGTTTGCCCATTTCCTTGAGGACAAATGTGAGCTTGATGCCAGCTTCCGAGAGAGCTCCAGTGTGCTTTATCAGGCATATCGGAATTACTGCATCGACACAAATGAGTATATCCGCAGTACGACAGACTTCTATTCTGCGCTGGAGGCTGCCGGGTATAAAAGAATTAACCCTAAAGGCAAGCGATTCTTTACAGGACTGCGGCTGAAAACAGACGACGGAGATTTTGAGGATTATCTGGCCTAAACAGGCTATGGGTTGACCTCGATAAAGGTCAAATACAAAAAGTCTCTTAGACATAAAAAAACAGCTCTAAGAAAAGTTTTAGATATGACATACGCCGAGGTCAACCCGCCTTCAAAAATCTCTGATGGAGTGAACGAATATGAGAGAAAAGATAATAGAGAAAAAGCTGGTACAAGCGGTCAAAACGTCTGGTGGCATCGCGCCGAAGTTCGTGTCTCCCGGTTTTGACGGAATGCCCGACCGCATCGTGCTTTTACCGGGCGGTCACATTGGATTCGTGGAGGTTAAGGCTCCCGGAGAAAAACCGCGTCCGTTGCAGCTATCAAGGCATGGACTGCTTCGACGGCTCGGCTTCAAGGTTTTTGTCCTTGATGATGAACAGCAGATTGGAGGGCTACTTGATGAAATACGCACCACATGATTACCAGACCTACGCTACCCGCTACATTGAGGAGCATCCCATCTCCGCTGTTCTGCTTGACATGGGTCTTGGCAAAACGAGCATCACGCTGACGGCGCTGAACGACCTGCTGTTTGACAGCTTCGAGGCACATCGCATTCTGGTCATTGCTCCGCTGCGAGTGGCGCGAGATACATGGACTGCCGAAGTCGAAAAGTGGGATCATCTCGCTGACCTTCAGTGCAGCGTTGCCGTCGGCAGCGTCTCCGAGCGGAAAGCGGCACTGTGCCGCAGAGCCGACCTTTACATCATCAACCGCGAGAACGTCCAGTGGCTCATCGAGGAGAGCAGGTTGCCCTTCAACTACGACACCGTGGTGGTGGATGAACTATCGTCCTTCAAGAATTATCAGGCAAAGCGCTTTCGTGCACTGATGAAGGTACGCCCAAGCGTAAAGCGCATCATCGGGCTGACGGGTACTCCCAGCAGCAACGGCCTCATGGATTTATGGGCGGAGTTCCGGCTGCTGGACATGGGCGCTCGGCTCGGACGCTTCATCAGTCACTACCGCCTCGAATACTTCCAGCCGGACAAGCGCAACGGGCAGGTCATCTTCAGTTATAAGCCTCTGCCCGGAGCGGAACAGCGGATATACGACAAAATATCCGACATTACCATTTCCATGCGCTCCACCGACCATTTGAAAATGCCGGAACTGGTCAGCAGCGAATACACTGTGCACCTCTCCGACGAGGAGCGTGAGCGGTACGACGAACTGAAGCGTGACCTTGTACTACAGCTACCCGGCGGTGAGATTACGGCTTCCAATGCGGCGGCGCTGTCGAACAAGCTCTCCCAGATGGCGAACGGCGCTATCTACGGCGACGATGAAGCGGTAATCCCCATTCACGACCGAAAGCTGGACGCGCTGGAGGACATCATTGAAGCGGTTGCCGGGAAACCGCTGCTGGTGGCGTACTGGTTCAAGCACGACCTTACCCGCATCACCGACCGGCTGCACAAGCTCCATATCCCTTTCGCCAAGTTAGACAGCGTCGACAGCATCAAACGGTGGCAGCGCGGAGAGCTTCCCGTGGCGTTGATACATCCCGCCTCCGCCGGTCATGGGCTCAATCTTCAGAGTGGCGGCAGCGCCATCGTCTGGTTTGGGCTGACATGGTCGCTTGAGCTCTACCAGCAGACCAATGCCCGTCTATGGCGGCAGGGACAAGAATCGGAAACGGTTGTGGTGCAGCACATCGTTACAAAAGGCACCGTTGACGAGCGGATACTGAAAACCCTCTCCAAGAAAGACAGCGTTCAGTCCGCCTTGATTGATGCCGTAAAAGCCGAACTGCAAATCTGAGACAAAATACGACAATCCGTGCCAATCCGAGAGAACAACAAAATATCGGAGGTACAGATTATGAATCCTTATGAAGAATTGGCAAACGCCATCGTGCTTCAGGCGGTCAAGGATTATCGCCTGAACGACGACGAGCGAGAGCTTGCCAGCATCGAGCGCTTCTTCCGTTCCGGCTGGTTTAGCACCCTTACCAGCATCAACCCCGAAATGCTGATCTCCAAATTGAGAAAGGAGAAGGTGTGCTATGAATACTAAAACCTACCTTTCACAGGCGCGTTATCTGGATATGCGTATCAAATCGAAGCTCCAGCAGGTAGACTCACTGAACGAGCTGGCAACAACCTGTACGTCAGTGCTGACGGGTATGCCCCGTAATCCAAGCGGCTCCACCTCTCGCATGGCAGACGCTGTCTGTAAAATCGTAGACCTGCAAGCGGAAATCAATCGTGACATTGACACGCTGGTTGACCTTAAGAAAGAAATCATGGGTGTCATCAAAGCGGTGGTAAACCCAGAACACCAGACGCTTTTAGAGAAGCGTTACCTCTGCTTTCTTTCGTGGGAGAAGATTGCTGTGGATATGGGCTACGACCTGCGTTACATCCACAAGCTCCATACGCGGGCGCTGGACGAATGCAAAATTCCCGTTCTTCCTGAAGTGGACACGAAAAGACACTGAAAGACACCTGCCACTTATGATAGTATTATAATCAGGAAAACAGAATCGAGAGAGCCTTGTGGGAGCAATCCCGCAGGGCTTTTCTTTTGCCCGCAAGGAGGTGAACCCGATGCCCTACAAACCCAAGCGTCCCTGCGCTTACCCCGGCTGCGGTCGGCTTGCTGTCAGCGAGCAATACTGTGCCGAGCATCAGAAGCAGATGGACTATCATTACAACCATTTCCAGCGCGAGCCGGAGACAAACAAACGCTACGGCCGAAGCTGGAAGCGCATCCGCGACCGCTTTATCAAAGCACACCCGCTCTGCGAGGAGTGCAAGAAGCAGGGCAAGCTGACTCCCGCCGAGGAAGTCCACCACATCCTTCCGCTGTCTCGTGGCGGGACTAACGCTGTGGACAATCTCATGGCTCTCTGCCATAGCTGTCACGCACGAATCACTGTCGAGATGGGTGACCGATGGCATGACCGATGACGGAGGTCTGTATCACATTATGATACAGACCAAAACATATACGGTCGATGCGAAATCGTATACACTCCGTTGATGACACAGGTGGGGGTATCAAAATCTCTAAAGCAAATTCAAGCGGACAGCGGCGTGGGGTCATCTGTTGAAAAACGCGATTTCAAACGAGGTAATAGGCACCGCCGCAAAGTGAGGTGATAATTTTGGCGAAAGACGGAACCAACAGAGGCGGGGCTCGTATCGGCGCGGGCGCTAAAAAGAAGCCATTAGCCGACAAAATTGCTGACGGCAATCCCGGCGGCAGAACACTGACGGTTATGGAGTTTACCGGCGCTGCCGACCTTCAGGGGCAGGCGATGCCAGAGCCGAATAAAATGCTCGAAGCAGTCCAGAAGGACGGCAAGATACTGGTCGCCGGTGAGATTTTCAAAAACACATGGACGTGGTTGAACGAACGCGGCTGCGCGGCTCTCGTTTCTCCGCAGCTTTTAGAGCGTTACGCGATGAGCGTTGCCCGCTGGATTCAGTGTGAGGAAGCGGTCACCGCCTACGGCTTCTTGGCGAAGCACCCGACGACGGGTAATGCCATCCAAAGCCCGTATGTGGCGATGGGACAGAATTATATGAACCAGACCAACCGTCTGTGGTATGAAATTTTCCAGATCGTGAAGGAAAACTGCACCGGCGAGTACAGCGGCGCGAATCCACAGGATGACGTGATGGAGCGCTTGCTCAATGCGAGGAGAGGCAAATGAACATACAAACCTTAAAGCTGTCGGAGCTGAATCCGGCAAAATACAATCCCCGCAAAGAGCTGCGTCCCGGCGATGCGGAGTTCGAGAAGCTCAAGCGTTCCATCGAGAGCTTCGGCTATGTGGAGCTGATCGTCGTCAACGAGGCGACGGGCTTCACAGTCATCTCAGGTCATCAGAGGCTTTCGGTTTTGAAGGCGCTCGGCTATGAGAGCGTGGAATGCGTCGTGGTGAGCTTGGACGCCGTTCATGAAAAGGCGCTCAATATCGCCATGAACAAAATCTCCGGCGAGTGGGATACGAAGAAGCTCGAAGGGCTGCTCGCAGATTTGAAGGCAGAGGACTTCGACGTCACGCTAACCGGCTTCGACACCAGCGAGATCGGGCTCATGCTCGGTGTTGATGATGAAATCGTGCAGGACGTTGTGCCGGAGGTAAGCGCCGACGAGCCGACGGTCTGTCAGCCCGGTGATGTTTGGCGGCTCGGTCGTCATCGTCTGCTCTGCGGCAGCAGCACGGACAAGAACGATGTTGCTCGGCTGATGGACGGTCAGAAAAGCAAGCTGCTCTTTACCTCGCCCCCGTACAGCGATATGCGTACCTACAACGGCGACAAGGAATTGAGCGTGGACAGCATCGCACAGTTCATTCCTTGCTATGAGCCGTTCACGGCGCTGCAAGCGGTCAATCTCGGTATCCAGCGTAAGGACGGCGAGGTCTATCCCTATTGGAACGCCTACCTCGACACAGCAAAGCAAGCCGGTCTGAAGCTGCTGGCGTGGAATGTGTGGGACAAGTTGACCTGCGGCAGCGTCGGGCAGCAGAAAGCCATGATACCAATCCGGCATGAGTGGATATTCTGCTTCGGAAAAGAGCCTGTGCCAGTCAATCCGACTTGGCGCAAAAAGGAAGCAAGCATCTACTCCGGCGGTCGCTACAACAAAATCCGTCAGGCGGACGGCTCTTTCCGCATAGCGCGGCGCGGCAATGAAACCGGCGCGTTCAAGAAGATGGAGAGCCTGTTGGAGCTGCCGGAGCAGATCAGCCTTGAGTCTGTCACGAAGCAGCTCAGTGAAAAGGGCAAAATCCGTGCCGAGCACCCCGCCACCTTCCCCGTGGCGCTGCCGTCGGAATACATCGTCGCTTTCACAGACGAGGACGACATCGTTGTTGAGCCGTTCGGCGGCGCTGGCACGACGCTCATCGCCTGTGAGCAGCTTGACCGCACCTGCTTTATCATGGAGCTCGATGCGCATTACTGCGACGTCATTATAAAACGCTGGGAAAACTTCACCGGCAACAAAGCCGAGAAAATGGAGGAAAGAATATGATTACCTACAAAACAGCAGAAAGCGTCCGTATGGGACACCCGGATAAGCTCTGCGATCTCATTGCGGACAGTATCCTCGATGCCTGTCTGCGTAAGGACAAAGCCTCACGCGTCGCCTGTGAAGTCATGGCGACAAAGGGAAAAATCATCGTAGCGGGCGAAATCACCTGCGACGGTAAAGTAGATATTCGCTGGGAGGTACGCGAGGCACTTCGCAAGGCGGGCTACAATCCGTGGCGCTTCACGGTTTTTGTGTTCGTCCACAAGCAGAGCAAGGACATCGACGCTGGAGTGACAACCGCACTCGAAGCCCGCAACGGCAGCGAAGAACGCTACGCCTCTACCGGCGCTGGCGATCAGGGTACCGTCTACGGCTACGCCACAGACGAAACCTACGAGAAGCTCCCGCTTCCTCTGGTGCTGGCGCATCGTATCTGTAAGCGCGTGGACACCGTTCGCCGTGACAAAATCGTGAAGGGTCTGCTGCCGGATGGCAAGGCGCAGGTCACCATTGAGTATGAGGACGGTAAGCCCAAACGCGTGAAAACCATCATCGTATCTGTTCAGCATGAAGCGGATAAGACGCAGGAGCAGCTTTACTCCGACATCAAGCAGAATGTGCTCTGGCAGTGCTTTGAGGACTTTCCCTTTGATGAGAACACCGAAATTCTCGTCAATCCCTCTGGTCGCTTCGTCGAGGGTGGGCCCGCCGCTGACACAGGGTTGACCGGCAGAAAGCTGATGGTAGACACCTACGGCGGGCTGGCGCTTCACGGTGGAGGCGCGTTCAGCGGCAAAGACCCGACGAAGGTCGACCGAAGCGGCGCTTATATGGCGCGGTTTATCGCAAAGAACATTGTGTGGAGCGGGCTCGCAAAGGAATGCGGGGTCGCTCTTTCTTATGCCATCGGCAAGGCTGACCCTGTCGCAGTGGACGTTGACTCTTTCGGCACGAGTGAGCTTTCCAATGAGCAGCTCCGTGAAATTGTGCAGTCGGTGTTCAACCTGCGTCCGGCGGCGATCATCGAAAAGCTGCGTCTGCGCAACGCCATCTACGAGGACACGGCGACCTACGGACATTTCAATTCCTGCTTGTTCCCGTGGGAGGACACCGACATGACGCTGTATGAAAAGCTGAGAAAGGCGGCGGAGGAATATGCAGATAGAAAAGATAGCGACTGAGCGGCTCATCCCCGCCGACTACAATCCACGTAAAGACCTGAAGCCCGGAGACCCGGAATACGGCAAGCTCAAGCGCTCTATCGAGCAGTTTGGCTACGTCGAGCCGCTCATCTGGAACAAGACCACCGGCAGAGTTGTCGGCGGTCACCAGCGTTTGAAGGTGCTCGTCGACATGGGCATCACCGAGGTTGACTGCGTGGTGGTCGAGCTGTCGGAGGATAAAGAAAAGGCACTCAACATCGCGCTGAACAAAATCAACGGCGAATGGGACAAAGATAAGCTGGCACTACTCATAGCAGATTTGCAGGGCGCGGAGTTTGATGTATCTCTCACTGGCTTCGACCCTGCCGAGCTGGACGACCTGTTCAAGGATAAGGTCAAGGACAAAATCCACGACGACGATTTTGATGTGGAAGCGGCGCTCAAGGAGCCGGTCGTCACCAAGCTCGGTGACGTCTGGACGCTGGGACGGCATCGGCTGGTCTGCGGCGATTCTACAAAAGCGGATACCTTCGAGCTGCTGATGGCTGGCGCAAAAGCAAATCTTGTCATTACCGACCCGCCCTACAACGTCAACTACGAAGGCAGCGCCGGTAAAATCAAGAACGACAGCATGGCAAACGACAAGTTCTATGAATTTCTGCTCGCCGCGTTCAAAAACACCGAGGCAGTTATGGCGGACGACGCCAGCATATATTGCTTCCATGCCGACACCGAAGGGCTCAACTTCCGACGAGCCTTTGCGGATGCCGGTTTCTTTTTGTCCGGTTGCTGCATCTGGAAAAAGCAGTCGCTGGTGCTGGGGCGCTCCCCGTACCAGTGGCAGCATGAGCCGGTGCTGTTCGGCTGGAAGAAGAAAGGCAAACACCAGTGGTACACAGGGCGCAAGGAAACCACCATCTGGGAGTTCGACAAACCCAAGAAGAACGGCGACCATCCTACCATGAAGCCCATTCCGCTTCTGGCGTACCCGATTATGAACAGCTCCATGAGTAACACGCTGGTGCTCGACCCCTTCGGCGGCAGTGGCAGTACACTCATCGCCTGTGAACAGAGCGACCGCTCCTGCTACACTATCGAGCTTGACGAGAAGTTCTGCGACGTGATCGTGAAACGCTACATCGAACAGGTCGGCGCGGCGGATAAGGTTTCTGTCCAGCGTGACGGGCTGTCGTATTCGTATGCGGAGGTGACCGCCCATGAGGATATGAAGTACAAATAAGCACAGCTTTTCCGGCTCGATTTGGTACATATATAGCTCGAAAATGCCTTGCTATTCTGTGCGTTTAGAGTGATCTATGTAAGTACCAAAACGACAGGAGGTTTTGAAAAATGGAATTCAAGTACAACATAACCGGCGCGGACCGCAAGCGGCTGGTCGCTGCGATAGCGGAACATCTGGAGTGCAGCGCGAAGTACCTCGGAATGCCGACGACAGCTTATCAGGTGGATTACTTCACCATCGACAAAAACGGCACCGTCAGCTTCGACGACCGCGCCGACAGTGAGGAGGTCGAGCAGCTTGTGGAACGGCTGCAGGAGCTGGGCTTCAAGTCGGAGGGCACACAGAGCGACGAAGAAGTTTACGGCTTGGTGGTTTCCATTCCCCGCGAGGCAGCGCCGGATGCCGCCATTGAGAATCTCAAGCGGATGCTGCAAGCCAAAGGAGCACTCATCAAAAAGGCGGTCGGCGCAGACAACACCAATCTTGAGGTCGACGACGAGGTTATCCGCTTCCCGTGGTTCGACACGATGCCCGACCCGGACATGGTGAGTGCGGTGAGCAAGCTCATCGGCAAGCTGCTGGCTACGGCAAAGGCGCAGAAGCGCATCGTGGTCAAGGAGGAAGCCGCCGAGCAGGAAAACGAAAAGTACGCTTTCCGCTGCTACCTGCTGCGGCTGGGCTTCATCGGAGACGAGTACAAGGCAGCGCGTAAAACGCTACTCCGAAACCTTTCCGGCAGCTCCGCGTTCAAGAGCGGCAATCCGAAGGTGCAGGAAATGGTCGAGCGCATCAACGCTGACGCAGAGCTTTACGACGACGTGATGAGCCTGCAGGACAAGGAGGTTGACGACCATGAATAATCGCTTTCCTTCACGGGAGCTTGTGGAAAACCTCCGCAAGCGTTACCCGGTCGGCTGCCGCGTGGAGCTTGTTCGCATGGACGACCCGCAAGCGCCGCCTGTCGGCACAAAAGGTACCGTGCGCGGCGTGGACGACATCGGCAGCGTGATGGTCGCGTGGGACAACGGCTGCAGCCTGTCGGTCGCTTACGGCGAGGACGTTTGCAGGGTGGTGAGCGACGATGACTGAAACCGTGAAAAAGCAAATCCTCGCAGTCCGCGACACCGGGCTCACGAATATGTTCGACGTGAACGCCGTGCAGCGCATCGCCAACGACATGGGCTTCTACGAGCTGGTCGTGTACCTTGAGGAGCACCGCCGCGAGTACGCGCATTTCATTCTCACCGGCGAGGCATAAACTACACAATTTCGGCGGTGAAAATCGCTGTAAAGATTGTTCAGGATATGCCGGTTAATATATCGGAATTGCCTTGCTATAGTGTGCTTTTAGAGCGATCATGTGTACAACAAAACAAAGGAGGCACACCACCATGACAGAAAAGCAGCTAAAACAAGCCAAGAGCCAGCTCCCACAGGGCGAGCGCTTCGACCGCGCCTACAGCGCCTTTGAGGGCGGCATTCGCCTGATTTCCAAGAAGGCTGACGGCACGGAAACCCGCTACAAAGTAATCTTCGACGCAGACGACAACGTCCGCATCGAGCGGTTTTAAGGAGGGCGCGACCATGTGGAAAGAAGGCAGCCTCAAGGTTTACAACAGCATTTTTCACTACTGGTTGAAGGTCTACGACGAGGCGTCACAGTTCGGCATTGACGGAGGCAAGGTCAGCAAGCTGATGCTCAAGCGCGGCGACACGGTAGTTGCTAACTATGACAGAGGCTGGGACATCAAGCCCGCTGACCCCGACACGCAGCTTGCGGTTGACATCCTGCTTCACGGCGAAAACTACTAAGTCCACATAATAGCCGGGAACAGCCCTTGATGGGGCTGTATCTCGTACACATACATTTTGAAGGCACCGAAAGGTGTCTATTTTTATGCTCATTTGAGAGGAGGCGGTGCGTGTGCGCAAGCTGAAAAGATATAAACCGACGCAGTTCAAAGCGTCGGACTCCACTTACGATAAAGATGCCGCCGACCGCGCCGTTGCATTTATTGAAGCTCTGTGCCACACCAAAGGCACATGGGCTGGTAAGCCTTTCGAGCTCATCGACTGGCAGGAGCAAATCATCCGTGACATCTTTGGGACACTCAAGCCCAACGGCTACCGGCAGTTCAATACTGCTTATGTGGAAATACCGAAGAAGATGGGTAAATCGGAATTGGCAGCAGCCATCGCCCTTTTACTCACCTGCGCTGACCACGAGGAACGCGCTGAGGTGTATGGCTGCGCTGCCGACCGCAATCAGGCGTCCATCGTTTTCAACGTGGCTGCGGACATGGTTCGGTATTGTCCGGCACTCGCCAAGCGGGTGAAAATCCTCGATTCCATGAAGCGGCTTATCTACCAGCCGACAGGCAGTATCTATCAGGTGCTGTCCGCCGACGTTGGAAACAAGCACGGCTTCAATACCCACGGCGTTGTGTTCGACGAGCTGCATACGCAGCCAAATCGGAAGCTCTACGATGTCATGACCAAAGGCAGCGGCGACGCACGAATGCAGCCGCTGTATTTTCTTATCACCACTGCTGGAGACAACCAGAACAGCATCTGCTGGGAGGTGCATCAAAAGGCGCTGGATATCATCGACGGACGCAAGCGTGACCCTACCTTCTACCCGATCATTTACGGCGCAGCGCAGGAGGACGATTGGACAGACCCAAAGATCTGGAAGAAAGCGAATCCGTCCCTCGGTATCACGGTCGGCTTGGATAAAGTCAAAGCGGCGTTTGAGTCGGCACGGCAGAATCCCGCCGAGGAGAACAGCTTCCGGCAGCTTCGCTTGAATCAGTGGGTGAAGCAAGCGGTACGCTGGATGCCGATGGACAAATGGGACAAATGCGCGTTTGCCGTGGACGCCGAGGCGCTTGAAGGGCGCGTCTGCTACGGCGGGCTTGACCTTTCCAGCAGCACTGACATCACAGCGTTTGTATTGGTGTTCCCGCCCGGTGACGAGGATGATAAGTATTGCATCCTCCCGTTCTTCTGGATACCCGAAGATAACATTGACCTCCGTGTTAAGCGCGATCACGTCAATTACGACCTCTGGGAGCGGCAGGGCTTCCTGCAAACGACGGAGGGCAATGTTGTCCACTACGGCTACATCGAGCAGTTCATCGAGCAGCTCGGCACGAAGTACAATATCCGCGAGATCGCGTTCGACCGCTGGGGCGCGGTGCAGATGACGCAAAACCTCGAAGCGCTCGGTTTCTCCGTCGTCCCTTTCGGGCAGGGCTTCAAAGATATGTCTCCGCCGACGAAGGAGCTCATGAAGCTGACGTTGGAGGAAAAGCTCGCACATGGCGGCAATCCCGTTCTCCGCTGGATGATGGACAACATCTTCATTCGCACCGACCCTGCAGGGAACATCAAGGCAGACAAGGAAAAGTCCACAGAGAAAATCGACGGCGCAGTCGCCACCATAATGGCGCTTGACCGGGCGATCCGCTGCGGCAATGATACGGGCGAGAGCGTGTATGACACACGCGGCTTGCTCGTTTGGTAAGGAGGAAAACAGCCTATGGGCATATTACAAGGTATATTCAAGCCCCGCGACAAGCCTAAAAACCTCGGCGGCAGCAGCTTTTTGTGGGGCGGCTCGACCTCCGGCAAAGTGGTCAACGAGCAAACCGCCATGCAGATGACGGCGGTATATTCCTGCGTCCGAATCTTGGCGGAGGCAATCGCGGGACTGCCGCTGTTCGTGTACAAATACGGCGCGGACGGCAGCAAGGAGAAATATCTCGACCATCCGCTCTGGCGGGTACTCCATGACGAGCCTAACCCCGAAATGACGAGCTTCGTGTTCCGCGAAACCATGATGAATCATCTGCTGCTTTCCGGCAACGCCTACGCACAGATTATTCGCAACGCTCGCGGTGAGGTCGTGGCGCTCTATCCGCTCATGCCAAATCGCATGAGGGTGGACAGAGACGCGCAGGGTCGGCTTTACTACCGCTATACGAAAAACAGCGATGACGCGCCAGAGGTCGGCAAGAACAAGCTGTCAGAAGTCATTCTCCCGCCCAGCGACGTGCTTCATGTGCTGGGGCTTGGCTACGACGGGCTTGTCGGCTACAGCCCAATCGCTATGGCAAAAAACGCTGTGGGACTTGCGATAGCCGCCGAGGAATACGGCGCGAAGTTCTTCGCAAACGGCGCCGCTCCCTCCGGCGTGTTGGAGCATCCCGGTACCATCAAAGACCCGGAGCGCATCCGGCAAAGCTGGCAGTCCACCTTCGGCGGCAGCGCCAACAGCAACAAAATCGCCGTGCTGGAGGAAGGGCTGAAATACACGCCCATCGCCATCTCGCCGGAACAGGCGCAGTTCTTAGAGACACGCAAGTTCCAGATAAACGAAATCGCTCGAATTTTCAGGGTGCCGCCGCATATGCTGGCTGACCTCGAAAAGTCGAGCTTTTCTAATATTGAGCAGCAGTCGTTGGAGTTCGTGAAATACACCCTCGACCCGTGGGTGGTGCGCTGGGAACAGGCAATGAATCGCGCTCTCCTTATGGACAGTGAAAAGCGTGATGTATTCACCAAGTTCAACGTGGACGGTCTGCTCCGTGGCGATTACGCTTCTCGCATGACCGGATATGCTACGGCACGGCAGAACGGCTGGATGAGTGCCAACGACATCCGTGAGCTCGAAAATCTCGACCGCATCCCCGCCGAGCAGGGCGGCGACCTATATATCATCAACGGCGCAATGACCAAGCTGGAGGATGCGGGCGCATTCGCCAAAACTACTACTGAAACGGAGGAAACCTCAAATGGACAGAGCAAAACCAAAAGTCCCCGTAAGGGTGCGTGACAAAACGCACTTCTGGAGCTGGGACATGGACGAGGAGACGGGCGTCCGCTCCCTTTACCTCGATGGCACGATTGCGGACGAAAGCTGGTGGGACGATGATGTCACGCCGCAAATGTTTAAGGGCGAGCTCCTTTCCGGCGACGGCGATATCGTCGTTTGGATCAACTCTCCTGGTGGCGATTGCGTGGCGGCTTCGCAGATTTACACCATGCTCATGGATTATCCCCACGAGGTCACGGTGAAGATTGACGGCATCGCGGCTTCGGCTGCATCGGTCGTCGCTATGGCGGGTACGAAGGTACTCATGGCTCCTACCTCGCTCATGATGATTCACAATCCGTTGACCGTGGCGATTGGCGACACCGAGGAAATGCAGAAGGCCATCGCCATGCTGGACGAGGTCAAGGAGTCCATCATCAACGCCTACGAAATCAAGACCGGGCAGTCGCGGGCAAAAATCTCGCACCTGATGGACGGCGAAACCTATATGAACGCCAATAAAGCCGTGGAGCTCGGCTTTGCGGACGGCATCTTGGAGGACGCGAAACGCGATCATTCCGAAGATGTCGTTTTTGCTTTCAGCCGCAGGGCTGTCACCAACTCGCTCATGAACAAGCTCATGCCCAAACCCGCTCCGAAAGCGGAAAAGAAGCCGGATGCACCCAAGGGTGTGTCCATCGAAGAGGCTATGCAGAAGCTGCAAGCCCGTAAATACATTTAATGGAGGTATTCAACATGAAAAAGGTACTCGAAATGCGTGAAAAGCGCGCTAAGGCTTGGGACGCTGCAAAGGCGTTTCTTGACGCAAGGGCGAAGGACGGTGTCCTTTCTGCCGAGGATAACGCCACCTACGACAAGATGGTGGCGGATGTAGACGCGATGGCACGTCAGATCGCCATTGAGGAAGACCGTGTGGCGCGTGACGCTGCTATGGCGGAGCCGACCAGCAAGCCCATTACCGGCAAGCCTACCGACGGAAAGCTCAAGTCCACCAGCACCAGAGCCACCGCTGAGTATGCGGAGGACTTCGGTCGTGCACTGCGCGGTAAGACTCTGCTCCACAATGTAATGAGCGAGGGCGTTGATGCGGACGGCGGCTTCCTTGTGCCGGAGGAATTTGAAACGCAGATCGTCACCGGCCTTGAGGAAGCAAACGTCATCCGTAAGATTGCCAAGACCATCAAGACCGCTGCGGAGCGCAAGATTCCCATCGCCGCCACCCACTCTGTGGCACAGTGGACTCCCGAAAACGCAGCCTATGTGGAAAGCAATCCGACCTTCGCACAGAAGACCATCGACGCTTTCAAGCTGACCGACCTCGCGAAGGTGAGCATCGAGCTGCTTCAGGATTCCATGTTCGATCTCGAAAACTACATTGCAAACGAGTTCTCCCGCGCCTTTGGCGTTGCCGAGGAGGAAGCGTTCTGCATCGGCACCGGCAGTGGTCAGCCTACAGGCATTTTTACTGCAAACGGCGGCACCGTGGGCGTTACGGCTGGCAGCGCTACCGCTATCACCGTGGACAACCTCATCGACCTTATCTACGCGTTGAAGTCCCCGTACCGCAGAAACGCGGTGTTCCTCATGCGCGATGTCACGGTTTCCGCACTTCGTAAGCTGAAGGACAACAACGGCGCATATCTGTGGCAGCCGAGCGTTCAGGCAGGTCAGCCCGACCGTCTGCTTGGCTATCCGCTCTACACTTCTCCCTATGCTCCGGCTGTTGCAGCAGGTGCGCTGCCTATTGCTTTCGGTGACTTCCAGAACTACTGGATTGCTGACCGCATGGGTCGCACCGTTCAGCGTCTGAACGAACTCTACGCCGGAAACGGTCAGGTCGGCTTCCTTGCCACCGAGCGTGTAGACGGCAAGGTGATTCTGCCCGAAGGCATCCAGCTCCTGCAGATGGGTGCGTAAGAAAGGAGGCGGCGATGATGACCACACTGCTTGAAAAAGTCAAAGCGAATCTCATTCTGGAACATGATGCCGATGACGAGCTTCTGGCGCTGTACATCACCGCCGCCATTCGCTACGCCGAGAGCTATCAGCACCGTGCAGAAAACTACTACAGCACCAACACCATGCCGCCTACTACCGAACAGGCCGTCATCATGCTGTCGTCCCACTTCTATGAAAGCAGGGACGGCAGCACCGGCGGCTTCTTTTCGGATAACGTGCAAGCCGGTCAGCAGGTCTGGAACACGGTAAACCTGCTCTTGCGGCTCGACCGGGATTGGAAGGTGTGAGCATGAGCTTTGGTAAGATGAACACCTTTATTGACCTTGTAGAAAAACAAACTGTCAGGGACAGCGAGGGCTTTTCGACAGAAACCGACATTGTTTTGGCTTCTGTCCGAGCGTACCGGGAAGGTCGACATGGCAATGAGAAATGGGCAAATCGCGCTCAGTTCTCCGAAGCCACCGATCTTTTCCGTTTTCGCTGTATTCCCGGCATCACCGTCACCACCGCGATGGTGGTCATAAACGACGGCGAGCGTTTCGAGATCACCTCGGTTGAGAACGTCAAAGGGCGCGGTATGTATATCGAGATACTGGCGAAGGAGGTGAAGCCCAGTGGCTAAAGCGACAATGAAGCTGCCGGAGGATTTTCTTATGAAGGTCTCGCGGCTGGCAGAACGGACAGACGAAATACTGCCTCGCGTATTAGAGGCTGGCGGCGAGGTCGTGGAGGCAAAGGTGCGCTCCAACCTGCAAGCGGTTATCGGCAGCGGCACGAAGGAAGAAAGCCGCACCACCGGCGAACTGGTCGGTTCTCTGGGCGTTTCACCCGCCAAGCAGGACAAGGATGGCAACTTCAATGTGAAGGTCGGTTTCGCTGACGGGCGCTCGGATGGGCGTTCCAACTCAATGATCGCGGGCGTTCTTGAATATGGCAAGCACGGTCAACCGGCTAAACCGTTTCTGAAACCGGCAAAGTCAGCAAGCAAAAGCGAGTGCATTGAAGCCATGAAAGCCAAGCTGGAAAGTGAGGTGAACGGCATATGAGCACTTACCGCTGGATTCCGTGGACGCAGCCGGTCATTTCAGGCAACAACGACTACGGCGAAACCTCTGCAAGCTCACAAAACGCTTCCTCCACTGCTTTTCCGTGGAAAGCGGCAGACGGCATACACGAAGGGTCAAATACCTCATGGGAAGCGGCGCGTGACGCATATCCGGCATGGTGGCTGTGGCGGCTCCCCGTCATGCTGCGCATAACAAAGCTGGTGCTGTACAACAAATACTCCAGCTACGACTATGTGACTAAAAACGTGTCGGTCTATGCAGACAAAGACCAAACGCAGCTCATAGCACGTGGAAAGTTCGGCGCGGCGTCGTTCTCAACGCTGACATTTGACTTTGACACGCCGGTTATCACAAACGAGCTATGCATCGTCTGCGAGGACAGCTACAAAGAAAGCAACACCTATGTAGGACTTGGCGAGGTCGAGATTACTGCAGAGCAAGGCATCGAGCAATTCGATGTACGCTATTTCGATTGGGATGGGACTTTGCTTAAGTCGGAAACTGTCGATTTTGGCGGCAGCGTTGCGCCTCCGGCAGACCCTGTGCGCGTGGGCTACACCTTCACAGGTTGGAGCGCTTCTACGGAACACGTCGTCTCGGATATGACGGTCGTAGCGCAGTACAGTCGGAATCCCCGCGAGGACAATTATTTATTGACAACGCTGACAGAGCTTGTCGGTGGATTACAGCTTTCTCTTGAAACCGGCGTATTCAAAAAGCAAGCGCCGGACTATTATGTGGTATTCACGCCGCTGTCCGACAGCTTTGAGCTGTTCGCAGACAATCTGCCGCATCACGAAACGCAGGAGGTGCGAATCTCCCTTTATGTCAAGGGCAACTACCTGCGCACTAAGAATACGCTTGTTCGTGCTCTGCTCGATGCGGACATCACGATAACCGACCGCCGGTATCTCGGTCACGAGGACAGTACCGGCTACCATCATTATGCCATTGACGTGGCGCAACTATATGAACTGGAGGAATAAATCATGGCTACTATCGGTCTTGACAGACTTTACTACTCGAAAATCACGGAGGGCGTGAACGGTGACGAAACCTACGCCACTCCTGTACAGCTCGCAAAGGCGATGCAGGCAGACCTTTCGGTTGAGCTTGCGGAAGCCACACTCTACGCCGACGACGGTCCTTCCGAAGTCGTTAAAGAGTTCAAAAGCGGAACGCTCTCCCTTGGCGTGGACGACATTGGCAAAACGGTCGCGGAGGACTTGACCGGCGCTCAGATTGACGACAACGGCGTCATTATCGCAGCGTCGGAGGATGGCGGCGATCCCGTCGCTATCGGTTTCCGTGCCAAGAAGTCCAACGGCAAATACCGCTACTTCTGGCTGTACCGCGTGAAGTTCGGTATTCCCGCCACCAACCTTGCTACGAAAGGTGACAGCATCACATTCTCCACTCCGACCATTGAGGGCACCGTGCTGCGCCGCAACAAGCTGGACGGCAATGGAAAGCATCCGTGGAAAGCGGAGGTAACCGAGGGTGATGCGGGCGTTCCGGCTTCCGTTATTTCCGGCTGGTACACGCAGGTTTATGAGCCTGTGTTTACACCCGCTGTCGGAGGTGACGACTAATGGCTGACGAGAGAAGCACGAAAATCAGCATTGGCGGTCAGGAGTACGAAATGCTCCTTACCACCAAAGCCACAAAGGAAATCGCCAAGCGGTATGGTGGGCTCGGTAATCTCGGTGAGAAGCTGATGAAATCGGAAAACTTTGAGATGGCGCTTGACGAAATCGTATGGCTCATTACACTGCTTGCAAACCAGTCCGTGCTGGTATACAACCTGCAAAATCAAAAGGCGAAGAAAGAATTGCTGACCGAGGAATCGGTGGAACTTCTGACTTCGCCTTTTGAGCTGGCGGCTTACAAGAGCGCCATTATGGACGCCATGTATAAGGGCACCAAGCGCGAAGTGGAAAGTGAGCCGGACACAAAAAACTAACTGGTCGGGTAAGCGATGAAGAATTGTTTGCCCGACTGATTTTTTACGGCGTTACGCTCCTCGGTCGACAGGAAACAGAAGTGTGGCTCATGCCCATCGGACACCTGCTTGACCAGTGGGAGTTGTATAAGCAATGGAACGGGCTGGCGAAGCCCAAGCGTGAGTATTACATCGATGAAATTATCCCCGGCGGGATTTAAGGAGGTGGTGAGCAATGGCAGACAATTTCGGCTTGAAAATAGGCGTCGAAGGCGAAAAAGAGTTCAAAAAGGCGCTTGCCGACATCAATCAGCAGTTCAAGGTGCTCGGCTCGGAGATGAAGCTCGCCACATCTCAGTTTGATAAAAACGAGCAGAGTGTGGAGTCTCTCACCTCTAAAAACGAGGTGCTGACTAATCAAATCGACGCACAAAAGGATAAAATCGAAACGCTGCGTAAAGCTCTGGAAAACGCCTCAGACTCCTTCGGTGAGAACGACCGCCGTACACAGCAATGGGTTGTAGCACTCAATAACGCTGAAGCCGAATTGAACGGCATGGAGCGTGAGCTAAAGGATAACGAGAAAGCCATCGACGGTATGGGCGATGAGGCTGCCGAAACCGCGAAGCAGACAGATAAGCTGGGTGATGAGCTCGACCAGACCGGCGATCAAGCCGAGAAATCCGGCGGTAAGTTTCAAAAGCTCGGTTCTGTCCTGAAGGGCGTCGGTGCTGCAATGGGCGTTGCTCTTGCAGCCATCGGCACGGCTGCGGTCGCCGCCGGTAAAGCACTCGTTGATATGACCGTCGAAGCCGCCGCTTATGCTGACGAAATGATAACCCAGTCCACAGTGACGGGCATGAGCGTGGAAAGCCTACAGGCATACTCCTATGCCGCAGACCTTGTGGATGTGTCGTTGGATACGCTCACAGGTTCAATGGCGAAAAACGTCAAGTCGATGTCCAATGCTGCGCAGGGCTCCGCAAAATACGCTGACGCCTACGCGCAGCTTGGCGTAGCGGTCACCAATGCCGACGGTACGCTCCGCGACAGCGAGGAGGTCTATTGGGAGGTCATCGACGCGCTCGGCAATGTCAGCAATGAAACCGAGCGGGATGCTCTCGCCATGCAGCTTTTCGGCAAGAGCGCACAGGACTTGAATCCGCTCATCGCACAAGGCTCTGAGGGCATTGCGGCGCTGACGGACGAAGCCAAGCGTATGGGTGCGGTGCTTTCAGAAGAAACCATCGCCAAGCTGGGCGCGTTTGATGATTCCGTTCAGCGCTTGAAGCAAGGCTCGGAAGCGGCAAAGCGTGTCATGGGCACAGTGCTTTTGCCGCAGCTCCAAGACCTCGCTGACGACGGCACGAAGCTGCTCGGTGAGTTCACCTCAGGGTTGGTGGAAGCCGGTGACGACTTTGATAAAATCAGCGAGGTAATCGGCAATACGGTCGGCGGCCTTGCAGACATGATTATGGAACACCTGCCAAAAATCATTCAGGTAGGCATGGACATTGTTATGGCTATCGGAAAAGCCATTGTAGAGAATCTGCCGACGCTGGTGGAGTGCGCTTCTTCTATTATTATGACACTGGTACAGGGACTTGTAGAAGCACTACCTGCTATCACAGACAGCGCCATCCAGCTTGTTATGACGCTCGTTCAGGGCATCATCGACAATTTGCCTGCTATCGTTGAGGCGGCAATCAATATGATCGTCACTCTCGCAATGGGCATCGCGGACGCTCTGCCGGAGCTGATACCGTCCATCGTGGAGGCGATCATTCTTATCTGTCAGGTGCTGCTCGACAATATGGATAAAATCCTCGAAGCCGCCTTTGCCATCATAAAGGGTTTGGCAGAAGGGCTTTTGAACGCGCTGCCGAAGCTGGTGGAGGCATTACCGCAGATCATCATCACTATCGTAAACTTTATCACGGATAACCTGCCCGCCATCATTCAGATGGGCATTGAACTCATTGTTCAGCTCGCGGTTGGGTTGGTAAAAGCCATTCCGCAGCTTGTAGCGGCACTGCCACAAATCATCGCGGCTATCGTGCAAGGGCTCGGACAAGCGGTCGGCGCTGTATTTGAGATCGGCAAGAACATCGTCTCCGGCTTGTGGCAAGGCATTCAGTCTCTGGCGTCATGGCTCTGGGATAAGGTTTCCGGCTGGATTTCGTCTATCTGGGACGGTATTTGTGATTTCTTCGGTATAGCTTCACCCTCGAAGGAAATGGGCTGGGTCGGCAAGATGATGGTCGAAGGTCTCGCGGGTTCTATCAACAGCAACGGCAAAGATGCCGTAAACGCAGTTACCGACATGGCAAAAGACATCGACGGTGCTATGAAGGGCATCGCAGATGATATGGAAACTGCGCTGCCCACCGATTTCAATATGGACATCGATTCGGACATCAACAGGATCGCAAACGACAGCGTCCTCGATGTAAAGAAAACTGTCGAGCACACCGGCGTTATCCGCGTGGAGGGCGTCACCGATGAGGGTACGCTCACCGGCGTGGTAGACATCGTAATCGACAGACTCAGGCAGGAGGTGCGTGTGTAATGGCTTATCTGAAGCTCTATGGGACAAGCGGAATAATCACGAGCTATGTCTCCTTCAAGAACACGCAGGAGCTGATACTCACGGTGCAGACCGCTTTGGACGGCACTGAGTATCTGACCCGTTTCGGCAATCCGACCGTTCGCTATGAGCTTGAGCTTTATGCGGACGAGTCGGGCAAAGCTGCTCTCATGAGCGCCGCTGATTCACTTCCGCTCCTTGAAGTGTCAGTCAGACAGGGCTTATTCACGGGGCGTATCACCGAGCTTGGTAAGTTCGACTACCTTGCGGCTGGGTGGTATAAGACCACAGCGGTGCTATCCGCAGTAAGCGAGGTGACCGACCGATGAGAAGCATTCCAGCCGCTCTGCGGCAAAAGCTGCTCAACCGCTTCAAAGCCGACGACACAGACAGCAAACCGAACATCCGTCTTGTGGCTACGCAGACCTCTATCAACACCCTGCTTTCCGAGCCTATACACGAGGACATTGCTCCTGCTCTCGGTGATGTTGCAGTCAGGCAGATGGAAGGCGAAAACAGTCTATCCCGCGCCTACGCCATCTGTCTGGACGACGGCATAGCGCAAATCTACACCCGCCGTTTTCCGGCTGGTTTTGACTTTAAGTGGGAGTACCTCTGGACATTCGGAGCGGCTTCCGATGTTGCGATGGAGTATAACGGTGTGTGGCGTATGAATGCCGCGCAGGAGTGGTACTATCTCCAAACCGAAGAATACCCCTACATTTTCACGGTCGAAGGCGGAAATCTCTATGTTCAGCATTGGGACGACGTCTCGACCAGAACACTTCTCGCGGAGGGCGTCACGCAGATTTCCTCCTGCAAAGGCTGGCAGTCCAGCGTGGACATTGACCTTGATCAAGGGCTTATCATCGGCTATTTACGCGGCGGCGCTGTTTTTTATCGTGCTTTCTGCTGCCAGTCGGACGGCTCCTATGTTTGGGAGGGTGAACATGAAGTAACTGAGCTTGGTGTGGGAAACACAACGCTCTCGGTTATCCGCACAAACGACTTCCGCGTTGGCTTCCTGACGGAGAACGCCGGTAATATTCAGCTCGTTCTGACGCACCGCAACTATGCCGGAATGAGTGTGCGCCCGGAAACAGTGCATATAAACACGGCAAATGCTCGTGCATGGCTGCCGGACATTCGACGCTATTATGGCTATGAGAATGAAAACGCAGAGCTTCGAGCGGAGCTTCCGTACTTAATGCTCGACGAGCTACCCGGCTCACCTGAAATAGCCGTAGACAGAGTGGAAAAGCTCAACCGCGAGGAGGGTTTTGCTTGCTACGGCTTTCGCGTATTTCTCGACAAACCGCTGAATGGTACGCCTGACCCCGCGTTTCTTGCCGGGTGTCGGGTGTCAGCAAGCAATATCACAGTCACCTCGTGCGAATACGACTCCGCGCTGCAAGCCCTTGTGTTGCTCACAAGTGCAGATATACGCCGGACGCTTGAGGTCACAATCACCATTTCAGAACACCGCAGCTTCTGGTATTACAGGCTACAAGACCAAAAGTGGTTTTTACCCGGACTTACTGCTGTTGCTGAAGCCGAGGCGATTTATCATTACGGTTATGAGAATGAAACCGCCTCCGTTTCGACTTTAGACGCAAACGGCTGGATAGACGATGCTGTGTTCACCTCGCTGTTTGACGAGCCAAGCTATGCAGACATCTGCATTTCCGTTTCGACGATGGCGCTTGTCCCCGTATCCACGCTACCGATTTAAGGAGGAAAATGACTATGCAAATAAAAGAGAAGGTGCTTTTGCACAACAAATTCGACGTGAAGGTCGTTGACTCCCGCACCGGCGAGGTTAAGCAGACGGCGACTGCCTATAACGTCATTCTGAACTACTATTTTAACAGCCGATTGCTTGACTCGCCTATGTATAAGACGAGCGACCTTTTGACCTATATCGCAATCGGAACTGGCGCAGGTACTCCGGCGATAACCGATACCGGGCTTTTTACACACTTAACGCGCAAGGCGGTCACGACGCTTGAAACGGTGTATGAGTATCCGACCTCTCACACCACAAGGCAAATCAAGCTCGAAGCCACCGAGTGCAACGGCTATAACATCACAGAGGTTGGCTTTGAGGCATATAGAAGTGGGACATGGTCCTCCTACTATTATTTGATGACTCACGCCATGCTACAGGATTCTGAAGGCAATCAGATTGCTATCGCAAAAACGGATGTCGATGTGGTCTATATTACGGCGACCTTTTACGCCACCTACACGCCCTCCGGCTTCGGAGATAACGGTGTGTACCCTGTAGCGGAGAAGAATTATCTTCTACGCTGGCTACTCACCGGCGGCGTTGATAGCACGATTCGCTTCGCACGGTTTCCAGTACAGCATTCTTCGGATATGGAAATCAAGTATTCCGGCTCAAAAAGCTACTCCTTTACAAACGGCGTGGGGAGTATGGATAACTACCAGTACGACCTGCCTGTAACTACCTTCCTCGACAGCGAATGTAATAACCGTATTGTACGGCATCTCGGCATCGCGGGCTTCGGCGCGTTCACCTTTCCAAACCATGATGCTTTCCCGCCGTATGCAGTTAATCATCTCGTTATTGGCGAGGGCGACGGCGAGACTACGGAGTTTAATATCAAGTGTCCGCTTATTCAAGCCGGAACGCCTCGCGTATATGTAAATAATGTAGAGCTTGTTGCCGGTACGGACTTCACTGTAGACTGCGAGAGCAACTGCGGCGACTGGTATGAGAATTACCATAGTGCGGAGCTGACCACGAAGGATGATAACGTGCAATTCGGTAATCTGAAAGAGCTGACACCTACCACAAGCACACGTTATTACTATGATCCGCTTGCGTGGTGGAATTTTGGTGGAGCGCAGCAGTATCCGACATCCTGCTCCGTTACGGAAGCGAAGCCGATATGGATAGATTTTCTTACAGCGAAAGACTGTAATCGTCTGAAAATCAATGGCGTAACCATGCCGAGCGCACAGCTTGACAATCTCGTCATTGAGTATTCAACAGACAACGAGAACTGGACGGCAGTCGAAGCTACGCGCAATACGCAGGTGTGGTCGTGGCCTCTTGTTTCTGCGCGATACTGGCGTGTGTATATTCCGGGCTATACATGGTCGTACTCGATCCTGACCTCTTACTCATCTTCGCTTAACAGAGACGGTCAGACTTTTTTGCCGACCTTCTTCCTCGGCAAAACCGTACCCGGATTAAAGCTGACCAATCCTCCGGCAGCCGGAGAAACCATCACGGCAAGCTACTCCATCGAATACCCGTTCAAGACCGCCAACAACCTCCTGCGCTTCACCTGTTCCATTCAGCTTCAAAGGGGGTAACGGCATGACGCTTACTTTCGAGTACACAATGAATATCGGTCAGGGGCAGTACCCACAGGCGATTCATTCCAATGATAATCTCCTGCGGGTTTTCTATCTCAACTCGGACGGAGTCATTCGCGCAAGAAACGCTGACCCGGTGCTTGGGCTATACGCTGACCTTGTGTTCACAGATAAGGGACGAGCTTCTCCTGACGACAACATCTCATATCCAAGCCTCAAACGAGTGGCTCACTACGGCGGCTACGGCTTTTGGAGCGCCGAGGGTGACCATCGCTTCGTTATGTTCATGATGCCGACCGACATCTCAAAGGCGCTCGTGGACGGCTCGACTACCTTCAGCACAAGCAGCGAGGTTTCGTCAATGTCGTGCAGTCTGCTCAATATTCGCGGTGAGCTGCTCAACCGCTACCGCGCCCTCGTTACGCCGGGAACGAAGCTGGAGGTTTATTTCTCCCTTGGCAACAGCGGCGAAATCCCCATCGGCATTTTCTACATTGACCGCGCAAATGTCTCCTATCCCGAAGAGAAGGTGTCCGTTTCGGCGCGGAACGCCATCGGCAAGCTGCTGAAGGAGCAGACCTTCAACGAGGACACGACCTTTGAGGAAGGCTCGCTTATAGACAATATGACCGCCGTACTTCAGCTTGCAGAGGTGGAGAGCTTTTTCGTGGGCGATGCGGGAAAAGCGTGGAAACTGCGCTTCGACCCCGACGTGACCATCCTTGATGGCTTGAAACGGGTCATATCCCTTTTGCCCAACTGGAAGATCGATGAGACGCAAAGCGGCAAAGTGGGCGTGGCTTCGGCTACTGACCCGCGCTTTGACCAACCCGGCGTTTATACCTTTGTGCGTGACCGCACCTGCTGGAGCTACAGCGTTGAGTATGAGGACTCTGACGCGGCAAGCAGAGTGTGCGTCACCTGCGGGGAGCCAGAGCTTCGAGTTTATGCCGATGTGCCGCAGAGCAAGTGGTGGGTGCAGCCCTCTCACAGAACGCTCTTTGTTTCGGCTGCGGACGGCGCAACTTCACAAGAGGTCACAGCGATGGCAAATGAGCTGGCGGAGTCCCTTGCAATCTCAGGGCGGCTTGAGAGCTTTGTGGGGTTGTTTACTCCGCAGCTCACGCTCGGAGACGAAGCACACATCATTGACGAAAACGGCGGTGAGGAGGTCATCGGCACAATCACCGATGTAACACACAATTTCGGCAAGGGCGGCTTCTACACCTCGTTCACCGTGGACAGCGGCGGCAGAAAAGCAAAAGCCCGTCTGTCCGATCTGATTGGCAAGGCATCCAACACGCCAAATACCAACGGCGTGGAAATCTATTAAAACGGAGGAAAAACATCATGAAAGAATTCTGGGCTACGATTCAGCTCGTGCTTGCCGCTGTCGGCGGCTGGCTCGGCTGGTTTCTGGGCGGCTGCGACGGATTGCTCTACGCGCTGATCGCGTTTGTCGTCGTGGACTACATCACGGGCATCATGTGCGCCATCGTAGATAAGAAGCTGTCCAGCTCGGTCGGTTTCAAGGGCATCTTCAAAAAGGTGCTCATCTTCACGCTGGTGGGCATTGCAAACGTGCTCGACGTGCAGGTCATTGGCACCGGCAGCGTACTGAGAACGGCGATCATCTTTTTCTACATCTCCAATGAGGGCGTGTCTCTCTTGGAGAACGCCGGACACTTGGGACTGCCCATTCCGGCAAAACTGAAAGCGGTTCTGGAACAGCTCCACGACCGCGCTGAGAAGGAGGATACGAAATGAATCTGCGCAAGCTCATCTTTACCAAAAACGACTGCTATAAAGCCGGTAAGACCATCACGCCGAAGGGCATCATGGTACACAGCACCGGCGCAAACAATCCGAATCTTAAACGCTATGTCGGTCCCGATGACGGACTGCTCGGTGTGAACCAGTACAATAACCACTGGAACACCGCGACACCGGGCGGCAGACAGGTTTGCGTTCACGCATTCATCGGCAAGCTGAAGGACGGCACGATAGCCACCTACCAGACGCTCCCGTGGAATATGCGAGGCTGGCATGGCGGCGGTAGCTCCAATAACACCCATATCGGCTTCGAGATATGCGAGGACGGACTGACCGACCCCGCATATTTTTCTGCCGTTTACACGGAAGCCGTCGAGCTGTGCGTGTATCTCTGTAAGCAGTATGGTCTGACGGAGAAGAACATCATCTGCCACTGCGAGGGCTACAAGCAGGGCATCGCCTCCAACCACGGCGACGTCATGCACTGGTTCCCGAAGCACGGCAAGAGTATGGATACCTTCCGAGCGGATGTGAAAGCGGGGCTGGCTGCTGCGGAAATGCCCGCGCCAGTGACGCCGACCACACCGAAGAAGTATTATCGCGTCCAGCTCGGCGCGTTCTGCGTCAAGGCAAACGCCGACGCCCTGCTCAAAAAGGTCAAGGCTGCGGGCTTCACCGACGCTTTCATCAAGTACAGCGAATAACACTATATCCCGTATTTCTATCAAAGTCCATAAACCAGAGGTCAAGTTGTTGACCTACAGTTAATGCCCATCGGAGATTTTCCTCTGGTGGGCATTATTTTTTTCTCTCTTTTTTGTACGATGGGCTTCTTTTTTTCCAGTGGGTAGTGAGGACAAAGCTCCTCGGATTGGAGAAAATCTCATGACCAGCGAACAAAGGAAGCGGATTGTTGAACTTCGTCGGCAAGGGTGCGGGTACTCAAAAATTGCCACCATGCTTTCCATATCAAAAAATACAGTTAAATCATATTGCCAGCGCAATGAGCTGCGGGCGGTAACGATAAAAGAAGCCCACCTGTGCAAACACTGCGGTGAAGCCATGACAATTGTGGGCGGCAACAAACCACGCATATTCTGCTCGGACAAATGCCGTGTGCTGTGGTGGAAAGCTCATAACTGCAAGGTGTATCCGAAAACCACATATCATCTTGTTTGCCAACACTGCGGAATGGAGTTTGAGAGCGTCGGCACACCACGCCGAAAATACTGTTCCCATGAGTGCTACATCGCAAAGCGTTTTGGCAAGGAGCGTGAATGCGATGAGTGATGAGCTATTCGCCGGTATTCTCGCTTATAAATCAGCGATGGCACAAGCAAGGTTGATGCTGTCCAAAGGGCTGATTACGAAAGATGAGTACGCCATAATTGATACAATGATGGCTGAGAAATACGGTCTATCTTCGTGTAGTTTATTTCGGGAAAATGGCTTGCTCTATAGTAGTACCAGAGGTAATATGTCACACTACGAGGAGGTGACAAAATGCCAAGAATAGTAAATAAAATACCGCAAAAACCGAGACTGGCAACACAGAAAAAAGTAGCGGCTTACGCTCGCATTTCCACGGGTAAGGATGCGATGCTTCATTCGCTTTCTTCCCAAGTCAGCTATTACAGCGAGCTAATCCAAGGACACAGGGACTGGATGTATGTGGGCGTATATTCAGACGAGGCTCTTACAGGTACTAAAGAGAGCCGAGACGGTTTTCAACGGCTGCTTGCTGACTGCCGCGCTGGGCACATCGATATGATACTTACCAAGTCCATCTCCCGCTTTGCTCGAAACACGGTCACGCTGCTGGAAGCTGTTCGTGAATTGAAATCGCTGGGGGTGGACATTTTTTTTGAAGAGCAGAACATCCATACGATGAGCGCCGAGGGCGAGCTGATGCTTACCATACTTGCATCCTACGCACAGGAGGAAAGCCTGTCGGCCAGCGAGAATCAGAAGTGGCGCATCCGCAAAGGCTTTGAAAACGGTGAGCTGCTCAACTGGCGGTTTCTGCTCGGATACCGCATTTCGAAGGACGGAATAACGGTTGATGAAGCTGCTGCGCCAATCGTCCGCGAGGTGTTCGACCGCGTTATCGCCGGAGAGAGCTTCAACTCCATCAGCCGGGACTTAAACGCCAGAGGCTTCACCTGTGCGCTCGGCGGCAAATGGTGTGCCCAGCGTATTCGGGAGACGGTTTCCAACGAAAAGTACACGGGCAACGCAATGCTGCAAAAGCGTTACCGCAATAACCATCTGGAGAAAAAGCTGCTCCGCAACACGGGCGAGTTGCCGATGTTCTACGCTGAAGGAACGCATCCACCTATCATTGATATGGACACCTTCGAGGCGGCGCAAGAGGTCTTGCGGCAGACGAGAGAAACCACTAAGGACAGACCGCGCCCACAGAAAAGCGAGTTTACTGGTAAGATTTTCTGCCCGTTCTGCGGCAAAGCCTATAAGCGGAATACCAGCAACGGCTCAGTCGGCTGGAACTGCTCGACCTACCTTTCACAAGGCAAAGCCTACTGCCGCGGGAAAAAGATACCGGAATCTACGCTGAAAGCAGTGTGCGCCGAGGTGCTTGGGACGAATGATTACAGCGCGGCAGTATTCGTCGATACGGTTGAGCGCATCGATGTGCCGGAGGATAACCGCCTGCGCTTTATTTTCAAGGACGGCAGAACAGCCGAACGAACATGGGCAGACCGCTCGCGGCGGGAAAGCTGGACGCCGGAAATGCGGCAAGCCGCCGCTGAAAGAACACGTCAAAGGAGGAAAACACAATGCCAAGAGCAGTAACCATGATACCTGCAACAAAAAACAAGTTCACCGCACTTCCGACAGCGTCTATTGCCAAACGCCGCACAGCCGGATATGCCCGCGTATCGACCGACAGCGATGAGCAGTTCACCAGCTATGAAGCGCAGATCGACTATTACACCAAATTCATTCAGGCTCGTGACGACTGGGAGTTTGTCGGGGTCTATACCGATGAGGGAATTTCAGCAACGAACACAAAGCACCGCGACGGCTTTAATCAGATGGTGCAGGATGCGTTGGACGGTAAAATCGACCTCATTGTCACAAAATCCGTCAGTCGTTTTGCCCGCAACACCGTGGACAGCCTCACGACCGTCCGTAAGCTGAAGGAGCACGGGACGGAGATTTATTTCGAGAAGGAGAACATTTTCACCTTCGACAGCAAGGGCGAGCTGCTCATTACGATAATGTCCAGCCTTGCGCAGGAAGAAAGCCGCTCAATTTCCGAGAATGTCACATGGGGACAGCGGAAGCGCTTTGCCGACGGGAAAGTCAGTATGCCGTACAAACAGTTTCTCGGTTACGAAAAAGGCGCGGACGGCACTCCTGTTATCAATGAAGAAGAAGCCGCCATTGTACGGCTTATCTATACGCTTTTCCTTGAGGGAAAAACGCCTGCCGGGATTTGTCGTTACCTTGATGCGCAGGGCGTTCCTACGCCGTCTGGCAAACAGAAGTGGAGTCAGACCACGGTAAACAGTATGCTTGCCAATGAGAAATACAAAGGGGACGCGCTTCTGCAAAAGAAGTTCACAGTCGATTTCTTAATGAAAAAGATGAAGCCCAACGAGGGTGAAGTTCCGCAGTATTATGTAGAACACAGCCATGAAGCCATTATCAACCCAGTCGAATGGGACATGGTTCAGGCAGAAATTGCCCGCCGCAAGACGCTCGGTAGAGCATACAGCGGCAACAGCGTGTTCTCATCCAAGCTGGTCTGCGGCGATTGCGGTGGATTCTATGGGCAGAAAATCTGGCATTCCACTGATTCCTATCGCAAGGTGATATGGCGCTGCAACCGCAAATTCAAAGGCGAAAAGAAATGTGCCACGCCTCATCTGGATGCAGAAACCATAAAGCAGAAATTCTTGATTGCTTACAACCTTCTGATGAAAAACAGGGACGGCGTTATCGGCGACTGTGAGCTAATACGATTGGCTGTTTCGGATTGCACGGCATTGGATGCGGAAATTGACCGGTTGTCAGAGGAAATCGAGGTGGTCGCTGAAATGGTCAAGTCCTGCGTAAAGGAAAACGCTTCTGCGGCGCAGTCCCAAGAGGAATACACGAAAAAGTATAATGCGCTGGTCAAGCGTTACGAGAAAGCCACAAAACGGGTGGACGAACTGAGCGTAGAACGGACACGGAAACATGACCGCGACCGTGAACTACGGCTTTTCATTGAATCCATAAAAGAACAGCCCCTCGTCCTCGAAAGCTGGAACGAAAGGCTGTGGGTTGGATTACTGGAAAAGGCTACGGTTTTCCACGACGGCAGGATGGTATTCGAGTTTAAGAACGGTGCAGAGATTGAGGTTGAGCTGTAA